GGTGTGAACCCATCCAGTCGGCCACCAAGCGAGATGATGCACTCAAGCTCGCTCAGAGCTTCTCCAGTGTCGCGGCCGTCATCACTGACGCCACTACGCCGGCCGACCTTGTGGAAGCCACGAAGCAATCAAATCGCGATGCTCTGGGTGCCAACCTGAAGTCGTGGGAACCGTTCCTGATCGAGCTTCAGAAAGAACTCAAGGCGGCGTCCGAGGCGGGGAAGCTGACCGATAACACGTCCCACAAGGAAATGTGGAGAGCCATCGCCGATGGTTTGAAGCGTTACGCAGAAACTCTTTGACACGGAACGGTGTAGGCCATGCTAAGCCGCCGCGAACTCTTGAAGTTGAGCCTGGGTGCTGGTGGTGCTCTGATCCTTCCGAGCACGTTGCGAGCGGCGGCGTTCGCCAACCGACCTATCCACGGCGGCTGGATAAAGAGCGATGAAGCTCGTCGCGAGTTCATCCGCAACACCGACAAGCCGTTCTTCGCCGACGCTGCGAGATCGCTGAAAGGCTCAAGCGCCGGTAAGGCCACGTTGCTGTGGCCATATTACGAGTCGGTCACAAAGGAAAAGTTCACTCCGTTCTACCAAGAGATTGGTGATTGCGTCGGTGAGGCGGGCGTCCTCGGTGCTCAGTTCCTAGCGGCGATCCAGATCGCACTGCTGAAACGGAACGAACAGTGGAAGGGTCCGTTCTCCGTTGAATACAGCTATGCCGCGAGCCGTGTTGAAATTGGCGGCGGCAAGATTCGACGTGGTGATGGATCGACTGGCTCATGGATGGCCGAGGCACTTCAGCGTTACGGCCTGCTACCTCGCGGCGTCTACGGCAAGTACGACCTGACGAAATATCGTCCCGACCTTGGCCGCGCGTGGGGTCGAACCGGCGTCGGTGTTCCCGACGAGCTTGAACCCATCGCCAAGGAACACCCGGTCAAGACCGCCACCCTGGTTGAAAACTGGGAACAAGCGGCGGATTCGATCTCAAACGGCTACCCGGTCCTGCTGTGCTCCAGCGTTGGCTACAACGATGAGACCGATCGCGTGGGCTTCCTACACCACGGTCGAATCGTCTGGTATCACGCCATGCTTTTGATCGGCGTGGATCGACGCCCAGGTAAACGTGAGGGCGGGTGCATCGCGAACTCATGGGGCGATAACTGGTTGACCGGACCCAAGCACGAGCTTGGAACACCGGCCGGCTGCTTCTGGGCCGAACGCCGAGACATTGAAAAAGCGATCTTACAGGGCGACACCTTTGCCCTCTCCAATTACGTCGGGTATCCGCGAAGGAACCTCGACTATCTGTTGTTCTAAACAACGGGGGTGCATGGATGGTCGCACCGGTAAAGGACAGTGGATGGCACAAACTTCTGGCTCACAAACCCTTTCAACTCGATAGGGCGATCCAGAGGCTAATTCCGAACTACCGTGAGTATGAGAGAAATAATGAAGACCCTGATTGCGGTCCTGATTCTGACGTTGGGGGTGACAAGTGTTACGAGCATGGCTGACGTTCAAGCGATGGCTGCGAAGCCTGCTGGTTCGACTGGCCGCTCGCAAGCCAGTCAGTTTTCGACGGGAACTCGACGAGCTAACAGTGATCGTCAATCAAGTTCTCGACACGTTACCCGACCAGAACCAAGACCCCAACCCGTCACCCCCACCCCCGAGCGACAAAAAGCGCCGGCGGTGGTTCCCGTGGCTCCCAAGGCTCCGACGCCGGACGTGAACGCCGGCTGGATCAAATGCCCTTGCGACAACGATTGCAAGTGCCCTACCGAGCAAGTCTGCAAGAACGGGGAGTGCAAGAAGAACTACGTCGTGATGTTCACGGCGAAGTGGTGTACCGCCTGCCCCCGCATGAAGAAGGTGCTCGACCAGCTTGGGGCCGAGGGATACATCGTGTACTTCGTCGATACCGACGAGGAAAAGGACAAGAAGGAACTGTTCAAGATCACGACGCTGCCAACAGTGGTCGTGATGGATAACGGCAAAGAGGTTCGCCGTTTAGTTGGCGTATCGGCCGCAGAGGCCGTCACCGAAGGTCTCAAGAAGCGCAGCCAACAGATTACCACTGACTACAACTTCCTGGACTAAATGATGGAACCTACAACTAACTTCGCGCACGGCCTTGAACTGGCCCGCGCCGAGCTTGACCGAGATGGGAAGCTTTCCAATCGAGACAATCGGCTCATCACCCGTCTGCTCGAACAGCCGGTGATGGTTGGCCCAAATGGTCGGCCGATCCGAGCGTTAGTTCGCGTGCATCGTCGCACTCGGACTCTGTACAACCGCTTGCAGAAATCGTTTCCGCTGACTCTCGATTGGACCAAGATCGTACAGTGGATCAAGGACAACTGGTTGCAGATCATCCGCATCATCTTGACCGTGGTCCCCTTCATCATCTAACCAGCCCACGACTATGGCACGACACCGCCATCGCGGCCGTCGTTGCCGCAACTGCCCCGCCGAACAGTCACCTGTTCAACAGGCAGCAAACTTGGCAACAGCCAAGACTACCAAGCGTGCTCTCGATCCCAGCCTACTGACTCTCAAAAGTGAGTCGGCAAGGTTGTGGAACCATGTCCTCTTCGGGACTGGCACCTGCGTCGGAATGATCGAGGGCTACATCTCGCTTGGGCTGCCGGGCGACCCATTGCCGCAGATTCATACGTTGATTCACCGTCTCGGTGCTGTGGCAGCACAACTTGAGGAACAACATGCAGATCAAAATCCCAAAGAGCATCTTCCCGGTGACACGACTGATCGTTGAGACGCCGAGCGGCGTCATCGCCAATATGGAAGGTGACTCCACCTTCCAAGTCGCCAACGTCGAGCTACCGGAAGGCGTCACCGAAGACGAAGTGTCAGCCAGAGTCGAGTATCTCGACAACAGCCGCAAGGTCATCACCCGTGATGTCGTGAAGGAAGCTGTCGCGAAGCCGGTCGAGTTTCGGCAGCTACGGTCAGCCTCGGAAGCGATCGTGAAGCCCACGCCGTCCGTCGTGACGCCCGTGGTCACACCGCCGACCGACCTCGATCTCGTCGTCGATATTGGCGAGGTCATCGCTGTCGATGACAACAAAAGTGCTCAGAAGATTGTCAGCCAAATCAAGGCCGAGATCAGCAAGAGCAACAAATAACTCCGCATACGAGACCGCGCGGGACGAACGCCAAGCCCAACTCATCTGAGCCACCCAAGGCGAACCCGCTTCTTTGCGGTCTCTGTTTACAAATGCCTACTCAGCGGCTTGGTTGCTGAGGTTACAACCGAGTCCTGCATGAGCACGCTGCTTGATGAATTAAAGCGCACAATCGCAGACGGGCTTGTGGGTGGATCACTCACAAGCTGCTCTCGTTGGGCGTCGAAGCGGCGCATCATGGGAGAGCCGTTCCCTGGACCTTACTCGTGGGTACACCACCCGTGGGTCCGGGACATGCACGACTCGAAAGCGTCGTTCAACTACGCGATGAAGTCCGCCCAGATGGGTGTGACTGAAGTTGCGATCAATCGAGCCTTCTACGTGCTCGATCAGTTGAAGCGTGACGTGCTGTACGTTCTGCCGACCTCATTGAACGCCTCGGACTTCTCCAAGGGCCGGTTCAGCGTGGCGTTGAAGTTAAGCAAGTACCTCAACGACCTGTTCACCGACACGAACACGGTGAACTTGAAGCAGGCCGGCACGACGAACCTCTACATCCGAGGCTCGCGCGGCGACAGCAACCTGAAGTCCATCCCCGTCTCGGAACTGATCCTGGACGAGTTGGATGAAATGGATCAGAAGCAAATCTGGCTCGCTCTCGAACGATTGAGCGGCCAGACTCGCAAGTGCGTGTGGGGCGTCTCGACTCCGACGATTCCCAACAAACGCATCCACGGCCTCTACCTCACCGGCACGCAAGAGCACTTCACCTTTAAGTGCCCACGCTGCTCGCGATGGACAGAACTGGTGTGGCCGGACTGCATCGAGTTGATCGGTGAGTCGGTACACGACGTTCGCTGCCAAGAGTCGTACCTGAAGTGCAAAGAGTGTAAGGGCCGGCTGGAGCACAAAGAGAAGATCGACTGGTTGAGCGAAGGGGTGTGGAAGGCATTCGCCGAGAACCCCAACTTCGACATCCGCTCGTTCTACATCAACCAGCTTTACTCGTTCACTGTGTCGCCGGGCGAAATCGTCGTCGCCCACTTCCGAGGGTTGGGCGACGAAGCTGCCTGCCAAGAGTTCAACAACTCCAAGCTCGGGCTGCCGTACATAGGCGAAGGCGCACAAGTCACAGACGGCCAGATCGAAGACGCTATCGGCCGACACACGATGAATGATGATCGGCCGCGAACCAGTGGTCGGCTCATCACAATGGGCGTTGACCAGGGCAAGTGGAACTACTACACGGTCTGCGAGTGGTTTGTTGACCAACTCGCCAACGACATCAACGTAGCAGCCCACTGCAAGGTACTCGCTCACGGTAAGTTCCTGGAAGACGACTGGAACACGTTACGTGAGCTTATGTCGGAATGGCAGGTCTTGGCCTGTGTCATCGACGCCGACCCGCAGATCAATGAAGCGAGACGCTTCGCCAAAGAGTTTCCAGGTTACGTGTACCTATGTCGGTATCGACGAGGCAAGGTCGGCAAAGAAATCGCGATCAGCGAGGAAGACACCGACGCACCGTTGGCGACAGTTGATCGCACGAACTGGTTGACCGCCTCACTCGGCCGATTCCGAACCAAGCGAATCAAACTGCCGGCCGATGTGTCCCTGGAATACCGCGAGCACATGAAAGCGCTCGTGAGGACTTATGTGCGCGACGAAGATAACAACCCCGTTGCAACATTCGTTGAGACGGCGGCCGATCACTTCGCACACAGTTTGAACTACGCCGAGATCGGTCTACCACTCGCCGCCTCTATTACGACGGGCGAAGACGTAGGAAAGTTTCTGTAATTGAGGAAGCATCATGGCGAGTGAAATGTTCAACATCATCGACAGTCGCCACCCCAACTTCCTCGCCCAGATGGGCGACTGGGATAAGTGGCGAATGACGTATCGCGGCGGTGATGAATATCGCGAGCGATACCTGCGTCGATTCGACACTCGCGAAGACCTGAACGACTTCGCCGATCGGAAGTCGATGACGCCGATCCCGACGTTTGCTAAGTCGGCCATCAACGACATCCGCAACGCTATCTTTCAACGCCTTAGCGATGTCATCCGCAAGGATGGCAGTGACGCTTACCAACAGGCGATCGACGGCGAGAACATGGGCGTTGACAACCGTGGAAGTAGCATGAACTACTTCCTCGGCAATAAGTGCCTCTCCGATCTGCTCGTCATGGGCCGAGTCGGCGTGTACGTGGACGCACCAGAGATTGGCAGCCTGACTACGTTGGCCGAGTCACGAAAGACGCGGCCGTATCTTTACAGCTACGCTGTCGAAGACATCCTGAATTACAACTGTGCGAAGCCGGAAGAGCCGTCCGAGTTTCAATCGCTACTGCTCCGGGACACCGTGATGCAGTACGACGCAGACACCTGGCTCCCGCTGCACTCCGTTCAGCGATACCGGCTGGTCTACATCAACCAGATGACCGGTAAGGTCAACATCCAGTTCTACGATCTGGATGGAAACCTGATTGATCGCGACGGTAACGCCAGCGGCCCGATCGAACTACAGATCGAGCGGATTCCGTTCGTGCTGTTCGACATCGGCGACAGCCTCATCAAGGACGTGGCAGACCACCAGATCGCATTGCTCAACCTTGGGTCGAGCGACGTGAACTACGCTCTCAAGTCGAACTTCCCGTTCTACACTGAGCAGCGAGACCTGCGAGCCGTAGGCTCCCACCTGAAGCGAGTCGCCTCGGACGGCACCGCCACCCAAGGTGGTCAAGGTGCAGCGGACGAAGTGATGAAGGTGGGCACGACGCAGGGTCGTTACTACGACACGAGCGTCGAGCGCCCCGGCTTTATTGCACCGCCGTCAGCGCCGCTTGAAGCGAGCATGAAGCTCCAGGACAAGCTGGAAGGCGACATCCGCAAGCTGGTCAACCTAGCGATCGTAAACCTCGGAAGCCGAGTTTCGGCCGAGTCCAAGAAGGTGGACAACGAGGGTCTCGACGCCGGGCTGTCCTATATCGGTCTGGTCATGGAAGGCGGCGAGCGACGGATCACGGATTTCTGGAGTGCCTACGAAGAGCGTACACCCAGCCGCCGGCAAGTCGCCACGATCAAGTACCCGGATAAGTATTCGCTCAAGACCGATGCCGACCGCATCGAAGAAGCGGACAAGCTTGGGAAACTTATCCACACAATCCCGAGCCGGGTGGCCAAACGCGAAATCTCGAAGAACATTACAACCGTTCTTCTCGGCCAGAAGATCAAGGCTGACACGCTGAAGAAGATTCACGCCGAGATCGACGCAGCGCCGTACACGACAAGTGATCCAAAAACCATCATCGAAGCCAAGGAAGCTGGTCTGGTCGGCGAACAAACCGCCTCGATCGCACTGGGCTTCGATGATGACGAGCATCTGGTTGCTCGCAAGGATCACATCCGACGTGCGACCGAGATCGCAAAGGCACAAGGCATCGCTCGCGGAGCGGGTGATCCAGCATCTCGTGGTGTTTCGGACCTCTCTGCTAACGGCAATGCCGGTAAGGAAGAGAAGGAAGCAACCAGGAACACCGATCTTAACAGCACTACCAAGAAACCTGTCCGTGGCGAAGGCCGCGCGACGGCTGAGGAATAACCAATGCGTATTGAGCAAGAAAGTCACGCTGAGTTCAAAACCGGCCACGGCAGTGTGGGCGGCACCGCTGCGAGGCTCTACAACGATAATGCGAAGCTGGCAAAGGGTGTCCGAATCAAGGCCGACTTGACCAACGGCAACAACATCTATGTCGGTAGCTCCGAGCACGTAGCTGTTGATGCGGGGTTCGAGCTTGACGCCGGTGAGTTCGTGGAAATCGCTGTGGACACACTCGACAAGGTGTGGGTCATCGGCGGCGCTGCCGATCAAGGCTACTCCTGGGTCGCAATCTAAAAGGGGTGATCCCTGGAGATTTCCAGTGGCACACTGGCTCGACAACGATGACTGGGAACGGATTCTAAAAGAGAGGCTCCTACCGGGCCACAAGGTTCGTGCAGGCCATCTGAACGCGACCGACACATTCAACAATGTCGCGATTGAAAACTTGAAAGCCGGCCAAGTAATCCAACTGTTGCCGACTGGACTGAAGCGTGCGTCGTCGCTGCTAGGTGGCGCAATCGGCGTCGTGATAAACGATGCGTTGCAAGGGCAGCAATGCGAGTATGCCAGTCGTGGCTTTGTATTCGTGTCCTCGTGGCAACACGTTACGGGACAAGTACATCTCACGGTCGGCTCGCTGTACTTTTTAAGCGGGGTCGGTGGGCTGTCCACGACGCCCGCCTCGTCTGGTTACATCTTGCCGGTTGGTCGGGCGCATGGTCCGAACA